CCACAGTCCCTTCGAGGCCCAGTCAAAGGATAACCCTCAATTTCGAGGGCACTTTGACAACTGGAGATAGTTTATGAGCACAAAGAGCTATGTTGGGCGAGTTTCCTGGATCAACTCAAATTCAGGGAAATCATGGTTCTCCAATGGTGTTTTCGCTGGTTCGACTTCGTCATCTTCATTGGTGACGGTGCCAACTGGCGGGACACGTACTGGAGTATCTAACCCACATTTCCGAGAGCAGATTGCTCGAGGTGAAAACGCGACAACCACCTTCTCCGCCTCTAAGGCGACAGCAGGTATGAAGCCAGGCTCTTATCACTACCGTACAGTGAGTTTAACTGCTGGTGACAAATCCAGCGAGGAAAGTAGTGGAGTGTTTTGCCCTGGCTGGTATGATCCAGCCGGCTTTACACTGATTGCTCAGACGAAAGCTGATAACCGCGCTCGTATGGACTTCTATAAGAAAGCTCGTAAGGCCCAGAGAAATATACAATCTGGAGTCCTTATTGGCGAACTTATGGAAACCATACGTATGATCAGAGATCCTGCCATAGCGATGAGGAGCTTAGTCGACGTCTTTGTCACTAGTGCCCATAGTCGTGCTCGCGGAGCTTTGCGCTCCACGTCACGACGTGGCATTAATGCTAGACGAGATGTAGTTACCTCAAAAGCTATTGGAGACTCATGGCTCGAGTTTGCCTTTGGTTGGGCACCTCTTGCCTCTGATTTAAAGGGTGGTGCCGAAGCCCTCGCCCGTATCCAGGTACAGATGGAGCATGAGCTCAAACCTGTAACCGGTATCGGTAACGAGGAAATCGTAACACCCGTAAATTTAGATCAGTTTAACCAGATACCTGGCCAGCGAGTTTGGTATCGCGAAGAAATTCGCGATCTTAAGCAAGCTACAGTCAAGTATTATGGTCGAGTCCGAGTAGGTTTACCTGGCTCCCCTGACTGTCAGGCTATGGCTGCTTTGGGTTTAACCCTTGGCGACATAGTCCCGACGGTTTGGGAGCTAGTACCCTGGTCGTTTCTGATTGATTACTTTTCCAATATTGGGAATGTAATTGATGCATGCTGTTTTCCTCAGGCTGACATAGCCTGGTCGTCGGTAACGAAGCGTTCTAAGACGAGAAGGACCACTACGTGGACCTATCGTCAGGACAAAACGTACCTTCAGGCCAGTGCTGGCAACCTAGGGTTCAGATTCATCACCGCGGATAATTTATCTAGCTTCTCCGAGAAAACTACTGTTAGTCGGTTTGTTTCGCCAGTTTTTATCCCGTCCATCGAGTTCGAACTCCCTCTTAAGTTAGGGAAGCTTCTGAACATCGCTGGCCTGGTAATAGCTGGTCAAAGACCTCCCGGCCTACGGTAATATCTCAAACGTCCATGACATTAGGAGTTTACCTTATGTTTAATCCCACGAGCCCCATTGTCGGTCCTACGACGGTAACTGGTTTAACCAATCCGACGTATACGATAGTGGAAGATGGTGCACCGCCGGACTCTAACGCCAGACAGTTTACTGTCACAACGTTAGGTGGCACACAGACGAGCGTAACAGCTCATTCTATTGCCAGTCCGTTCACCGTTACGATGTTCAGGCCCAAAGTGTTAAAATCACTTGGGCTTCTGAACCCCGTTACGGGTGCGCCTTCTAACGTGCAAGCGAACGTATATAAGGTGATCGTACGAAAGGGTGTAACTATCCTTTCAGGTCAACCTATATATCCTGCGATGGTCCGTGCCGAGATAAGTATCCCGGCTGGAGCCGATTTGGCAGACATGCCAAACATTCGCGCGATGGTAGCTTGCACAGCTGGTGTGTTTCAAGTGAATGCGGAAGAAATCTGCAAATCACTTCAAACCGGCACTCTGTAGCCTAACTTAACTACATCTCTAAGGAGACATTTATG